GAATTGCACTTATAATTACTGGGTCTATAAATTCATATTTAACTGTCATCATAGAATAATTATATAAATACGTAGACAAAGTTGTTTTAAATGTTGTTGAAGGTAATTCCCAATTTTGCAATATTACACATAATCTAATAGTATTAAATAAATTATAATTAGGAGCACTTTCTTCATTTTCCCCCCAAACATCTGCATCAGCTACACTAGGATAAGCTATTAATAATGCCTCAAAATCTTCTTTTGTCACTGCTCTTTCACCTGCAGCAAATACTTTTGGGGCTATATTTCTTATTTCTTCTAAAGATTCTGCATCATCCCCTCCTAAAAAAGTACTACCATTAGTTACACTTACAGAAACTACTGTCCCTGCTGTATCTTGAATAATAGAATTTAAAGTAGTTATTTTTGCTACTTCATAAATATTACCATCTTCCCCATCAGATTTAATATAGGTAATAACTAAACTATCCCCCATACTTGGAGCTTTACCAAAAATATTATCCCCAAAAACTATAGAAACTGTTTCATCCAATTCTGTTCTTAAAATATAATGATTGGAGGTATTTATTGAATCTATAAAAGAATCTACTACTGTCCAAGTAACTCCATTAATTATTACATATATAGAAGTATCTTCTATACTTGTATCATTGATTACTTGAACAAAATTTAAACTCCCATCAGCTGTTACTTCTATTGTTTCTAAAGAACCTTGTATAGTATTTGCATTTACACTTGTTTGTCCTGCTAAAATTACTACATCTTCAGAAGTGACAAATTTTATTCCAGCACTAGTTTGGCATTCCGTGTATTTAGGAATATAAATATTATTAATTGAAACTGTAGCTATTGAAAAAGTTAAAATACCAGTAGAAGAAACTTTACGCTTAGGATTATAATTAAGTAATCTTACTAAATTTATTATACTTGATTTAAGTTGTGCTGTTTTAATGTAACCCTCTTGTGCCCTTCTTTCAATATAGTATGTTACTAAATTTTGAACGTAAGCAAATATTTCAATTAAGAATTCTCCAGTAGAGGATTTATAAGTGTCTTTCCAACTTCCTTTTGCTTTAAGACGATTTTGAAGTTGGCTTATTGCTGACTCAAAAGAATAGTCTATATAACTCAATTCATTTGCCATTTTAACTCCTATAATTCAATTTATTTTTCATTTTAACTTCCAATATTAAAATTGCCCATATAAACTACTGGACCTATATAACCTACTATATTAAATTCTATTTTTATTTTTACATAATTATTATCAGCATTTGGCTCTAAACTGATATTTAATACTTTTACCCTAGGATCCCATATTTCTATTGAATTTTTTACACTATTAGATAACATTTGGGCCAATGAATCATTTAAATTTTCAAATACTAAACTTTGTAAATCTGAAGCAAATTCAGGTAACATTACTCTTTCACCTTTACTTGTTCTAAGGATATTGTCTATAGAAGTCTTAACAGCTTCAATATTGATACTTTTTTTAATATTTCCAGAGCTATCAGTTATTAGTTGTTCGTTTAAATCAGACCATAATTCTAATTTAGTAGCCATAATTATAAAGGATTTATATTTATTATTGTTCCTTTTATTGTTATTTCTCCAGAACCATTTATATAAATTTGTGCTCCTAAAGGATGAAGTAAATTTATAGTTTTATCCGTATCATCAACAGTTAAATTTATACCACTACTAAAAGTTATTACTTTTCTATTAGGATAATTAGTTATTCTACTCGTGGATAATCCTTTTAAAGTATCAGGTGCTTCTCCTATATAAACTCCTTGATATATATCTCCTTCTTCAAACATACAAAAAACCATTGTCCCTATATCAGGAACAGCAAAATAACCTATACTACTTCCAGAACCTTCTACAATAGGATACATAGGAACACACCAAGGTAAACTCTCAGCTTCAGTTATTTCTGAAAACATAGGATATACTTGAATTTTACATCTTCCTAACATTAAAGGATCTATATTATCTACTATTTTTCCTCTATATATACCATTATATTTTTCTGAAAATTTTTCAAAAATTTCACCTATAGACATATTTTATACCTTATCTCTTTTTTAAAATAACTGCTTTTAATAAACTATTATTTTCTTGAGTATCTATTCCATTTCTAGTTAATAAAATATTAGAAAGATAAGTATCTCCAAAAGAATGGACTATTTTTTCAACAAGCCAATATCCTGAATATTGATGATACTCTATCATTCCTGTTCCTCTACCAAAAATTATTTGAATTGTTTGTCCAGGTACTAAATTTGCTACACCAGGAGTAGTTATCCACATTTTTATTAACCCTATTAATCTATTCCTATAGCCAGTATTTGTTAACCCTGCAAAATCATTACTAAAATCATTACTTCTACCAGTATTTATTATTCTGTCACTACCTTCACTGTCATCTTTATCAATTAAAAAATATTGACTTAGAGAAGTTAAATCTTCTGCCTCATTTTCTCCTGTTACATACTCACTATTAGTATAATCAAAATAGCCATAAGCTTGTTTTTTAGCACCAAACAAACCAAACATTTTATAGTTATCATAAATAGAATAATTTAATACTGGTATATTATCTTCAATCATTTCTTGATTAACTATAAACTTATATACTTTTTTTTGTAAAATTAGTTCATCTAATGTTTTAAATACAAGTATACTTTTATGATTATCTCTTTTTATAAAACATTTATAACCTGTTTCTCCACTTTTACCTTTTAATCTATCTCTTAAATATAATAATAATTGAGAAATACTCCAATGAGGTTGAACTATTAATTTATTATAATTTAAAGAAGAACTTATATCAGTATCATCTAATTTTAAATCTTCTATAGCTATTGAAGTTAAAGTATCTTTTATATTTCCATTAAAACTTCTACAACTACTTTTACCTAATAAATTATCAACATTAGCTAATAATCCATTAATTTCAAAAATAGCACTATCTGTTGTTTGTCCTCTAGGTTTTCTTCTAATAACTACAAAATCAAAAGAATTTACTGGTTTATTTTCTATATTATAACCTATTTCTACTCTTACTTTATTCATTCTACTATCAGAAGGGACCATATGAGTTAAAATACCACTTGAATCTTTTAAATTTATTTGAACTGAAGGTAAAAATTTATTAAAATCTTGTACTATAGAAAAAATATTTATAATAGAAGAATTTATAGGAATATCATTATTTCCAAATTTTAACCTTAAATAATATTGTCCTTTTATACCACTCACATTTTACTCCTAACATTACTAACTAATACCATACTGTCTATAAAATTCATATATATCTATTACATTGGGGATTTTTAATTGTTGCCCTACATATAAATCATTAAAAGGATTAAATATATTATTTATATAACAAATTATCCACCAATAATTTACTGTTCCATAATTTTTATAACTAATCATATCTGGTCGCATTAAGTCAGTATCATTAACTAAATAATAATTTACATCATAATTTAAAGTGAATTTACTTAAAGAATTATTTAAAAAATCTAATTCAGATATACTGTTTACTACTTCTTTTGTATAAAAATTTAATCTATCCACATTTTCTCCTACTATCTTTGATACATAGATTGAACACTTTGACCCCCAGATATAGTTAAATAACTCTCTTCTAACTTCTCTTTAGTCATTATTTCATAAGTAGAAAATTCTACTTTAGAAATAGCTCCTAAAGGATCACCATTAATATCAAATCTGGATTCATATGTAGTATTCACACTTTCTAATATTATTTTTTTAAATTCCAAAAAATTTCCTATCCTAATAGTTATTTCCTCTCCTAAACCAGTCAATTGAGAACCTACTTCACCACCCATAGATTTAGAAATATTATTTCCTAAATTTTCTACTAAAGAAGCTACACTTGGAAAAGGAGCAGGTCCAGGAGGAATTAAAAACCATTCTAAACTTCCTGTTGCACTTCTTCCAGGTAAAGACATTTGTTGTAATACTAATGAAGGTAAAACTACTTCTTTTCTTGCATCTTCTTGAGCTTCAAATTTAAAAGTAATAACGAATCTTAAAGGTTCAGTTCCTGTCCAAATTCTTCTAGTAGCCAAAGAAGAAGCTAAAGATAAACCTAAAACTCCTTGTGAAATAGTATTTCCTAATTCTGAAAAAGAATTAGGGGTTACCTTTTCCCAAGTAGAAGTAGTTTTTAAATCTATTTTATCTTGTAAAATAGCATCTATATTATATAATGTTTTAGAATTTCTATTTATGTCAGTTGCTGAAGATATTCCCGAAATATTTATTTTATATTGTAGAGGAACTTGGCTCATTATTGATTCTGGAGTACCACAATCAACTAAATTGAATTTAGAAGTTAAACCAAATTTTCTAGCTATACTATAAACTACAGAAAATACTTTATTTTGAGCTATACTAGTACCAGTAATTGAACCTATAGTTCTTAAAGCATCGGAAACATTACTATCTGTAAGATTATTACCCCCCAATAATCTTTGATTAGTTACCCCCATAACTCTAGCAGTACTACTTGTTAAATTTAGCATTAGGCTACTCCTAAATTGCCCCTATTTAAAGCAGCTATTTCATCAGGTTCACCTACTACTATAGGTATACTTTTTCTATTTGTATTTTTCATTTCTTTTGTCATTTCTTCTATATTTGTAGCCATACTGATAGTATATTTTGAAAGCTCTGTATTTGTATTTACACTTAATTTAGAAAATTCTTTAAATTCCTTAGATAATTTATTTTCTGAAAAATCTTCTTCAAAATTTTTTCCTAAAATAGATTTTTCCCCTATTAAATTCACTTCTTTTTTTCCTTTTTTCAAATCTAGTATTGATCCTATAATAGTTCCTATAGGACCTAAAAAAGATAAAGAATTAGCTAAACCATAATCTCCATGAGCAAATTTAGATATTCTTTCTCCCCCTATTAAAGAGCCAGCTAATCCTACTCCTCCCCCTATTAAAGAACCCATAGGGCCAAAAGCAGATCCTATTAATGCTCCTTTACCTGCCCCCCAAAGAGAATTTTTTAGAACACCCCCCCAAGAATCTTTTCCTAAACCTCCACTTATCCCCCCTAAGAAGCCACCAAAACCACCTGCTACTTTTTGACCTAAAGTAGGTTTATCTGTTTTAAACCAATCTCCTGCTTTATTTGCACCTTTAAAAGAATCCCAAAGAGCCATCCCTATTCCTGTTATGGGAAGACCAAATTTAATTAAACCTGGCAATAACCTCTTTAAACTACCTATTATATCCTCTATTTTATTTAAAGATCCTTCCTTTTTTCCTTCAACTATTCCTCCCTTACCTTTTTCATCTAACAATTCTAATATTCTTTTTGTCCAAAATGCTTTTTTCCAACCAATATTAAAGAAAGAAAATAATCCAGCACCAGTAGCTATACCTACATCTTCTTTAGGTCTATTAAATAATCTAGTAAGTATGCTTTCTTCACTTCTTTTTTTAGTATATCCATATAAATTTTCTGATTTTATTGGTCCACTAGTTTCAATACCTGCCAATTTCTTTCTCATATTTTGTACTTCTAAAGGAGATTCACTAATAGAAGATAACTGTCCTGCTAAACTTTCCGTTTCTTTTAATACCCTTTCTTGATTTATTTTTTTTCTATAGTTACTAATAACTCCTCCTATAAAAGAAGCTATTTGACCATAAGGACCAAAAGTTTTTAAAATTCCTTTCCCTAAAGCAGAACCTGTACTATATATTTCAGGATATTTATTTCTAAAACTTCCTAATTTTTCTTCAAAAGTTGGTGGAGTAACCAAACCCTTAAGTTTAATATTTATTGCACCATGCGTCGATTTTATTTGCTCTAAAGATAATCCTTTTTTTTCTGTTAAATTTTTAGCTATTTGATTAAAAGAAGTATCTGAATCTTTTAATTCTTTAAAATAAACCATCATATTTTCTATATCTTGTGAACTAGAAAATAATTCCTCTATTAATTCCTCAGATATTAAATCATAAGAAGTAGACAATTGTTTACTTTTTATTATAAAAATATTTATTCTTTTTAAAATATAATCAAAGCTATTAAGTATATCTTTTGGTAAATTAGATTGTCCTATACCTAATTGTAGTTCAGCCAAATAAGGAATGAAATCTCTTTCATATTTATTAGCCATGGCTAATAAAAGATTTCTATGTTTCTCTTTTAGAATCCCTCCCCCTTTTTTTAATATTTCTTTTCCCCATTTAGGTATTTTAAATTCTTCTTTATTATTCATTTTCTCTCTTTTGTTGTTCTCTTAATCTACTATAAAACCACTTTATTTCAGACAGTTCTCTTTCATCAAAATTATTTAAATGTAAATAATATAATAACCTAAATTCTAACTCAAGCAAATCCTTTAAGGATCTCCCCATAAGGGAAAAATATTTGGAGTCGAAAGGGAACTGGCATTACGCCAGTACCTCCACATTTTGGGCAAGTATAATTAGTTTCTAATTTGGGACCATGGGTAAATTTTTCTTGAAAAGCTCTTATAGCTGCTACATCTTTTGCTGGTAAATTTTCTAACCAATTTATTTTATCCCAAATTCCTTTATCATTTACTATGGTAGTAGCAAATCTAAATAACCAAGAAGATTGACCAGAAGATTTTTCATAATCTGCTATTTTTACTTCATCATCTACTCTAAATAATTTTAAATTTACTATTTCTCCTGTAGAAAGAATTAAAGGATAAGGCTCTTTAAAATCTTCAGGTAAATTGATTACCTCTAATTGAGATAAATCTACAGGAATTGTTACTTTTTGAAAGCAATTTAAACAATCCCCCTCTGTTTTATAATCTTTAGAATAAGAATTAATTGCTTCCCAAATTAAAATATATAATCTATCACCAGTGGTTAATACTGCAGGATCTATCCCTTTTAGTACACTTCTTAAAATAGTTAAAATACGTCTTTCAAAATTATCAAAATTTAAATCTGCCATTAATTTTTCATCTTTACCTTTAAAAGTACGTATTCCTATTTTAGTAGTATCAATTCCAGCATATACTAGTCCTTTTGAAGGTAAATCAATTTCTAAATATTTCTCTTCCATTATATTCCTCCTTATTTCTATTTATAAATTCCTAAAATGTTTCTATCCTATCAACACTAAATTTTACTGGAAAAGTTAAAATCTTATCACTACCATAATCTAATCTATAACTAGGTAATTGTGTAGGAAAACAATTATATAATTTAAAAGTCCCTGAAATCATATTATCTACACCTAACATATAAATATATATTGTTTTTGCATAATTTTTTTTTGGATAAAATATACTGTCCTTTACAGCTAAATTACGCCATTTTTGAAAATAAGGTGTTACAACATCAGGGCTTGGTTTTAAAAAAGTCATAAAAATATCTTTTATTCTTAACATTCCAGCAAATTTATTTCTGTAAGCACCTACTTGCATTTCATTAGTACTTTCCATATCATAATCCCCAAAATCAACAATTTGACAAAACCTCCCAATATCTACTAAAGTAGAAGCTCCTACAGCAATACCAAATATGTTTGTAGAAGCTCCTAACTCAGGTAAACGAATATCCCACATATAATCTCTTTGAAAATCCCAAGAACGTAGGACATCTGCATTATTAAAGCCAAAAATTTGATTAGCTACCTCTGTTAAAACATTACCTGCTTTAGCCATTATTATAAAGACTCCCAATAATCATAAGATATTGTTACAGGAATATATATTGCTTTTTCAGAACTCATATCTAAAGTTACTTCTCCTAATTCAGAAATCCAAGCTCCTCTTAGAATTATTTTTTCATACTCTTCACCTGCACCAGTAATTAAAGATAAAGTTATATCCGTTGCCACATCTGGTTTAGGAGTTCCTATACCAGTTTTAGGGTCAACTACAGATTTGGCCCAAGTATAAAATTCTTTAAACATTTCTTCATCTTCACCTTCTATAAAAGTAAGTTTCCAAGGACTAAAAACTTTTACTTTACCAGGATATTTTGTTCCTCCTGTTTGTTTATAAGGAACTTGAATTTCACCAAATCCTAAAGAAGGTTTAGAAGCTGATTGACATCTTAACAATAACGTCTCAGTATCCCCTCCTCCTTTAGGAGTAGGAAATATTACATCAAAAAGATAATCCTTAGCTGGATTAGTTAAATTCCCTCTTAATTTATCTGCCCCCATTATAGACATTTATATCCTCCTAATTATTTTTTTATTTTCAACTATATTATGACAATCTAAACACAATGTTTTTCCATTAGTTATATCCCAAAAAAGTTCATAGGTTATAGCTAACCTAGTTAAAGTTTCTTTGTCATCTATTGGGCTAAATTGGTTATATTGTTGAAGAAACTCTTGTAATATTTCACAAAAAGCTTTTTTTGCATGATGTACTTCTAAATAACATTTTGTTTTACCACATTCTTGACAAGTATAATTATCCCTTTGAAATGTCTGTTTTATCCATATTTTATTTTCAGGTAAATTTCTTATTGCAGTATACAAAGGAGTGATTCCCCCTTTATAATTTTTAAAAGAACACTTTTCTCCTTTATGTGCTTCCCCTATTTTTGTACAAGTTTCAGGATGTTCCCTACGTTGTTTAATCATAACTTCACTTAATTGTTTTCTTTTTTCAGACGTTCCCATAACAACTTTCATTTTTTCACTTATTTTTAATTTAGTCTCTTCAGAACGTTTTTTACCTAGCATAGCTAATTTTTTGCATGCATAAGAACAATACTTACGTTTTTTAGTATATTCAATACTCCATCCCGAAGAAACAGGATATTCCTCCTTACAATAAAAACAAATTAAAACTTTAGGTTTTTCCTCTATTTCTTTTTTTATACCAAATTCTAATACTTTCTTTCTAATTAAACCAAAACTGCAACCCACTTCCTTAGCTATTTGTAAATAAGTTTGGTTTTTATTAATACGTTTTTCTATTAGAAATTCTTTAGTTAATATTTGATATACTTCTTCAATTGGTTTATTCATTTTTATTTTTAAAATAACACCCCTTTAGAAATTAATTCATTAAAACTTGCTCCCGAACTAGTTATTATACATTGTAATTGAATAAATTCAGCTACTCTCGCAGGTTTGACAAAAATATCAACATGTAACTCATTCCTGTCTATTATACTTGGAGTGTTATTGGTAGTATCACAAACTACTTTATAACCTGCTCCTTGTTCAGTTTGAAAAGCACCCCTATTTTGTAAATCATCTAAGTAAGATTCTAACATTGCTGATATTCTATATCTTGTTAAAGAACTATTTAATTCGAATAAGAAAGAACGTAAAGAAGCAGAACATGCTTTTTCTATTATAATTAATAATCTTCTTACATTTATTCTATCTAAAGCTGAAGCTTTAGATTGAAGAGTTTTTTGTCCCCAAATAGCAATACCCTCTCCTCTAAATACTTGTATTGGATTAAGTCCTGCTACATATAATTGATCTCTTTCTCCTTGAGTAAATACATTTGTTAATCCAGCTACATTAAGCAATCCTCTATTAAAACCAGCTGCAGCATACCAAGGTTCAGCTACATAATCATTATATGCTAACTGACTAGCTACATAACCTGTTGGAGGAATTTCTACTATTTTATCACTATATTGATCATATATTTTTACCCAAGGTGTATACAAAGTACCATAAGAAGAATTAAAATTTTGTGTATCATTCCTCCAAGTAATCATAGAAGATACAGAAGTTAATTCAGCATAGGGTATATCAAATAACGCTATACAATCTTTTCTGTCTTCAGCTATTGTTAACATTTCTGTTTGAACGTTAACTGAAGTATAACCACCATTAATTAGCACTCTTACATCTACATCATCAGGATTAGCAAATTCTTCCCAACCTGTTATTATTTCAGAATCAGTAACTGCTGAACCATTAGTTCCCCCTACTACTGCTAAAGTAGTTGCTTGTGCCAAAGGCATAACAGTATCTGCTTGGTCTGTATTATCATATACTAATATATAATCACTAAAACCATTTATTTTTGTTTCTAAATACATTTGGTTACCATAACCATCTAATTTAGTTTTACGAGATACTGTCCAAGTTTCCATCTCTTGGTAATCACCATCATCATCTTGATAATATACTACTATATCAAAAGTGTACTCAGTTGCATCTAAATTTTCTATTCTTATTCCTATTTTATTATCCCAAGTACCAGGATCTTTACCAAAAACAAAAAATAAATTACTTTCACCCGAATTATCTTGAAAAGCAGCAGTACTTAAACCTACACTAAAAGAAGCATTAGTACCACCAGTATAAGCTATTTTTAATCCCCCATATAAAGCACCATTGACTACCCTCAAACAATATAAACTATTACCATTTTCTAAAAAAGCTAGAGCAGTATAATTAAAATATTGTCCAGGAACAGGCTTATCATACTCATTAATAAATTGTTGTTTATTTGTTATTAATTTTCTTTCTGTAATACTTCCTTTAGTAGCATATCCTACTAAAGCCCCAGTAGTAGTAGCCACTGAAGAAACTATATCCGAGATATCCTTTTCTTTGGAATATACTCCTGGACTAAGATAGAATCCCATTTAATCCTCCTTATTTATTTTTAGTTTTATTAAAATCTGCTTCAATTATAAATTCTTCTTTATATTTGGTGTCTTTTCCCTTTGCATCTATTCCTTCATACTCTCTATACAAAATACACTTTTCTGCTCTTACTGGTTCCACTCCAAATTTGCCTAATCTTTTATTTAAATCTTCCTCTTCTAATATTTCTAACATCTTTTCTAAAGTAATTACTTGTTTTTCATCAAACAAAGGATCAATATGAGTTACTCTGATATTTTTATACCAATATTGAACACGATAAACCCAAAATTCTAAAGTAGGATCACTTGCACAAGGTTGTAACATAGGGTTATTTAACATAGCATATAATTCTTTTTCTGGTATTGCATCTACCTCTTCTTTGGTTAATCCTTCATTTAAAGAAAAAGAATTGCTTCTATCTACAGATTTTTTTATTTCTTGAACCATATCCCAAAAAGACATAATCACTCCCTTAAGTAACAGCGTGTTCTTCCCATTCTGTTAAAAGTATGGATTCTTCACTAACTGTTCCATCTGTTTTAGTAAAATCATATACTTTAACATATATATGTAATATTTCTTTTACATCTACATTTGTAAATATCCAACCATCTAATTTTATAGGTAGGGTATAAGCAAAATACCTACCCTTAGCATACTTTTCTATTATTTGAGAATCATCTCTAGGTTTTCCAAAATGCATATCTATTTCTAAAGGAAATTGGGTATTTGAAGTACCTAAATCATAGTTTATATTTAAATTGGGATCAGTATGAATCCAAAATAAATATGTTTCAGATATTTGTTGTAATACTTCAAGACTATGTGTCCAAAAAGTTACTTCATAGTTTAAATCTACTGGTACTGCTTTTATGTTTATTTTTGCATCATTTATATTCATTCCACGGCGAGCAGTACCCGATCTCTGTCTATCCCAAGAAAATTCAGGGGGATCTCGCCACAAATTAATAAATTCCATTTGAACTTCCCCTCTTTTTTCAGCTATTTCTCTAAAAGCTATATCTTTAGGATTAAAAGTTATATCTTTAGTATAATCAGTTAACCCCATAATAGAATCAAATACACTGAAAATATTAGCCTTCATTCCTATATCTATAGAACTTATAAAAGAGGGCATTATTTAACTCCTACACTTAAACAATTTATGAATACTTTCCATGCATCCTCAGACAAAGATTTATCTTTAGAATAACCCATTTTATTTATACTACTTTCAAAAAAATGCTCTGGTTCAGGATTAAATACCAAACAGTCTTTATAATCTTTGTATACTTTTGCTGCTAAAAGATGAATTAAATAAATATATCCTTCAGATTTTTTATTAACTTTATTCATTTAACCTTTTAAATATTGTTTTCCACCAAAAGGATTTACTTCATTAAGATCTATTTCTGCTTTAACAAATCTTTTAATAGAATAATAATTTTCTACACATATATTTTCTACTACTCCTTTAGGAGGAACATAGATTGTATTACCATCAGTTAACTTTACAGGAACTTGTACTTCACTAATATTAGTCAATTTTCTTATTTTATTCATTATTTTTTCCTCCTAGGTGCAAGTAACCATTGTTTTACTACTTGAATATTTTGAATAGGCCCTACATATACATTGATTATTTCAAATTCATCTTCATCATATTGATCTGGCATATATTGCATATCTACTTTTATATAACTTTCTATTACTATTTTTGAATCTATATCATTTTTAAATCTTGCTGTTATAGGAAGGGGTTCATTTTCTGTATATAAACCTAATTTTCTCAAATGTATTATATTAGGAGACCAATCAATCCAAACTTTTATATTATCATACTTTTTAAAAATTTTATCAGCTTGTTCAGAATAAGCATCTTCAGCTGCTATAGTATTAGGATTAGTTAAGATATATAAAGTACATTCTACACCATAAGCATCTATAGATATGTCTACCTGTTTTCTTAAAGAAGTAGCTAATCCTGAAGGAAGTATATTACTCACTTTTATCCCCTTTTTGAATATCTACTAACTCTTGAGCTATTTTTGTTTGACTACCTCCTACTTTTAAAATTATAAAAGATAAAACCATACAAACAGATGTTACTAAAGCTACTATGCCTATAAAATATTTTGACATTTTTGTATCACCACACATATTTGAAGTGTCTTTTTTTATTGCATTTAACGTAGTTTTTTCATCACCACTCCCCACCACATCCCCTATTATTTCCTCTTTAACCTCTATCAACTGATTACCCAACTTATCTAATTTAATACCATTAGTTTCTACTAAAGCTAGTACATCATTTAAGGCTACTGCTTGTGCAGAATGTGCTTCTGTAAAGGCTTTTAACTCTTCTTTAGTTATTTCTTCAGCCACTTAATCCTCCTTATTTAATAGTCGTCATAGAAACAGCATATAGGGGTTCTACAGGAACACATACTGCTATTAATTCTGAATTATCTTGTAAAGCTGTAGTGGTATGAACCATTCCCTCTGGTATTGATACACAATCTCTTATTTTTAACACTCTAAAATTATTAGCAAAATTTATGCTAAAACTACCTTTATTGCATATTAAATATTCTACTATTCCTTCATGATTATGGTTAGGTACTCTTGCCCCCATTTTTGGATATTTTGCTATTGTTATAGTAGCACCACTAGAATAAATTGTTTCAAAAATTATATTTTTATCTAATTCTATTACTCCCTCTCCCATACGCAATACATTTAACTGAGTTAATAATTTAGCTTTTTCACTTATTTTCTTATATAAATTTGAACTTTCTTTTAACGTTTTCATTATTTCCGTCATTACCCACCTCCCAATGAATTTAAAGTTTTTTATTTACTTTTGTATGTATTAAATTGTGACAATCATAGCATAATGTTTTTCCATTAATTAATTCATAAAAAGGCATGTAGGTAGTTGCTAATCTTATTAATGTTTCTTTATCTTCTATAGGACTAAATTGAGAATAAAGTTGCAAAAATTCTACAAATATTTTACTAAATTCTTTTATATGGTGAACTTCTAAATTTTCTTTAGAATCACATTCTTGACAAGTATAGTTATCCCTTTTTAAGCATTCTTTAATCCAATTTTTTTCTTCTGGTAAAACTCTAATTAAAGCATGTAAAGGACTTATTCCCCCTTTATAGAAATGGCATCTTTTACCAAAGCCTTCTGGTTTGGGTTTATTCTTTAAAGCTTTACTAATTTTTTTATTTTTTTCCTCTTTTATTTTTGGTTCTATATTTAATTTTTTTCCTTTTCTAGATTTTCCTGATTTCCTATTACGTTCTTTAGAATATTTTTTACCTATTTGAGCCTCACTCATACTCCTTCTAGGAATATTATACTTAATTAATAATGTTCTTATTATCCCCCACGCACAACCAACTGTTTTAGCTATTTCTTTTAGAGTTTGTTTTTTAATTATATATTCTTGCCATAGAAATTCTCTAGTTATAATTCTATACCATTTAAATAAAGGTTTAGGGATAATATTGAAATTTTTAGCATAAATTCTAATAGTTTCAGAACTACAACCTACTAATTTAGCTACTTCATACATATATAAACCCTTGGTAACTAATTGCTCTTGTAAAAATTCTTCAGTTAAAATTTCATTACAACGAAAATGTTTTATAATTTTATACATTTTTTATTATTCTGCCTATATAAGTAGAAACAAATATTTTATTACACCAATTTTTAGTTATATTATATGCTTGCTTTAAATTATGTGTCCTCCCATATATAGCTTGATAATATCTGGTTATTTTACTTTTTCTTTCTTCTTGTTCTTCAGCTTTGAGTATAGAAACATCCCATATAAATTCTCTAAGAATAGGTTCCAAACCATAACCTTCTTCTTGTTCTCTTAATATTCTTTCAGATAAATTATTATAATTCATATTATTCCTTCATAAAAGTATGACTACCAATTACTTTAATAACTTTCATCCTACTTAACCATCCACTATTTTTATGATTTTTATAATAATCATTAGTTACATAATGAGTAGCCCCTCCAGTTATATCCTTTAATTTACCAATATTATTTGCTATTAAACCTGCTTCTTTTTTTACTTGATTATAGTTTCTATTCATTAAATTTTTATCATCATAAGCCGAAAACTGATGAGGAGAACTTACTACCTGCTTAGCTGTTTTCCCTTGTTTCATTCTATTTTGAATAACGCACCCTACGGCATACATTCCATTATAACCTTCGCCAGCAGCTTCACCTGCTATTACTTTAGCTACTATATTATCTAAAGTTTGAGTATATACTGCTGGTTTAGCTTCAGCTCCTTTAACTCCCATAGGACCTAAAGCTAAACCAGTAGATAGTATACCAGCAGCTAAGTTTTG